TGAAGAGTGGTAGTACAATATCCTACAATTCGTATATGGTATCTTACCCCCGGCCGCCTTAATTCTTGAATTATTGTTTTTGCTTGTGATTTATAGGACCGCGGCTACGCCGTCTATATAAACGGTCCTATAAATCACAAGCAAAAACAATAATTCAAGAATTAAGGCGGCCGGGGGTAAGATACCATATACGAATTGTAGGATATTGTACTACCACTCTTCAATAGCAACGGGAGAGAATATCCTCCGCGACAACAAAAATACCCCCCGGTGAAAAAGAACGAGGGACTCCAATGAAAAAAGCACGAACTTTTTAGAGTCTATAAAGACCTTAAAAAATTCATGCGAATTGCGGTTGAATGACCCTACAGGATCCTACACTGACCGAACGAAAGCACATTCAATCGCACCCTTTTTGGCAGTGTTCCAAGCCATCCATCGAGCGTCAACTAATTAGACGAGTTGGTGAATTGACATAAAGTTAAAAATGAAAAAGCTGAGAACCTTGATTGGTTATCCTGAACATCTCCCAATTTCATATGGCGCACCTTATTGTTCATATTGGGGTGCGTTGTAGCTTTTGTTGAAGCTGGCTTTGTTCTCTATTTCTAGGAACTAGATCTGTATGGCGTGGTTCGTTTACGGGTGGCGTATTTCATCCACACTACCGGCATAAGATTGGTCGCATAAACAGCGTTTTCACTTGCTTATTTCATCAAGATACTCCCGCCCCACGATCATACAGTTCGGCCTGCAGTTGATCTCCTTATTCCGAACAAATCCGTTTTCGGGGGGTTAGTCGTCAGTGTAGGCAAAGATGGAGAGAGACACTATGGCCATACCAACAGCAACCCACCGAATACCTTTAATGGTCTCACCAAATATTAGAACGGCTTGCAGAGTAACAAGCACATCACTCATCAGGTTCCAAATCAAGTTCATGACAGCCATACCTTCATAGTTCATGGCTTTGAGGAATAACAGTGGCTCCATTGCATAAATTCCAACTGATATTGGAATGCCAATACTTGCTGATAAAGTTCCACCATGAATCATCTTGACTGAACCCATCATCACTAAATCGAGAATAGCCATCACTGTTCCAAAAATGATTGGAAGCATTGAAAAACTNCCCCACTTCCAATCGATGCTTCCAATGAACCGATCAAGAATGTCAGGCTTTTTCGTCTTAACCATTTACTATTGAAAATGGATTTGTTTATAACAATGTTAAGGATAGTAAGAGTTATTGTGTCAAATAACTAATCAATCAAGATGTCGGCAGTCTGCAAAGCCTATACTTGTAANGGAACGAAGTGCACCAAAGCCGCGGCTGAAGAGTACTGCACGGTTCACATCAACTCTATGAAGATGGTTGGACCAATGCGGTTCCATCAGAACCAGGAGCGCTACATTGCGCGCCGCGACATCGTGGATGCGGGCAACAACTATTGTAATGATCGCTCTCCGGAGAGCTGGACGTCAATGCTTGTTGCCAATGCTATACTAGAGGGCACTCACAACCGCCATGCTGTTGAGCGGCGCATGGGTCCGCACACGCTTGCCGACCAAAAGAGCTACGAGCGTCTTGCTAGCAAGCTGCGGCGGCGTAAGGAGCTCCGCGAGGGNCTGCGTGAGCGCGAGAACTTCATGTACCACCTGCGTGGCGATGGGCGCGATGAGGAATTGAATGTTCGGTTCGAGCGCGCGCACTATATTCGCATGGCAGAGACCGGAGAGATGACTGCTCGCGGAGCATTAAACGCATTTATGGCGTGGCGCCGCGCGGAGGCGGCTCGGCGTGATGTATGGGAGGACGAGCACGGTGAGCGCGAGTATGAGCAGTTTGGTCCTCCGATTCCGCGGGCTGTGGATGGTGACCACTGGCTGGCTGAGCCTCCNCGTGAGCGCACGCTGGCTGAAATTGCCGCCGACAATCAGAACATCCACACAACTGAGGTTGTGAAGAAGTTCAAGGATATGGTTGAGCTCATCCGCAAGATCGATGTGCCCGAGGACTACCGCTGGAACATGACCAAGGTGAGCAAGACGATGCCTGAGGTCATTGCTGACTGCGAGCTTACGCCCAAGGCTGCATGGCAGTTCTCATCCAAGTACTGTGCCGCCGACACGATCTACGATATGGAGGAGGGCATCTTCGGCAAGCTCATGGACTCTGTGTGGCAGCATGTGAAGGCGTCTCCTGAGTCGGCTGATCTGAAGAAGATCGTCAAGGAGGAGTTGGAGATGAACATTGGTATGTGTGCCCAGGGTAACATCACTCGTGTGGCTAACATTCTAGTAGGCATCTTGGACGGTCTGAATCCCCCGGAGGAATCGCGGATTGAGAAGATCGCCCGGGCAATTGCCGACCTGCGACCTACGCTTGTGGGNAAGACGCAGGTTGAGATTCGTCTTGCGGCAATGAAGGTGTTGGTGCCCTTAAGAATGACGGCTGAGGAAATGAAGCCTTGGGTGGAGGCAATCGCTGAGTTGGTCGAGTAGACTGTAATGTACCTAAAATCAAAAAAAGAAATACAAAATTTTTAATTGGCAGTGCATGCCCGAAAACGGATTTATTTGGCTCAAGAAAGAAAGAGTGTAATAGGATTACTGATATGGCTGATCACCATAAAGGTATCCTGGTCATATTATGCCGTTGCGGCGGATATTATGACCCATGTGAGAAAGTTGGACTTGCATGTAAAATCATAATAAACCGGCAGGAGGGGTGTTCCGGCCACCATGATAATGAAAACCCGGCTTATAACACCCAGTACAGTAGGTTACTGGGGGCTCTAGGACTTCCTGTAAAGAGGAAACGACCTGGGGTGAACAAACCCTATAAGAGACACAGAAGTGATTCTCGAGGAGACTATATAGTCTAATTCTCAACAGGTTTTAGAAGGATGGTAGTCACTGATACAAGCGAGAAAGAGGGGCTGTATTTTTCATTAATCAGAACAGATCGGAAAACGGATTTGTTCTGAGTAAGTTATCGTATACTAACGGCACAAATGTCACTCAATACGCTTGTTCTTCTTCTTTGGATTCACTCAATTGCACTTCTCCACATATCATGGAATCATTGTACCACAATGGCAAATATTTCAAACAACGACTATCAGTGCAATAACGAAATTATTGGAATTGATTTTGTGGTAACGACTGTTGCGGTGTTTGTTGTTGGAGTGTATAACATGTTGGAGTAAACTTAAAAATAAAATCAAAACGGATATTTTTTTATTGGGATTCTTCTCTTGCCAAAGGATACAATGCCTTGTACGGCTCGCAAGGCGGATACAGTAATATGCGGTCGAACTATTCCTGAAAACCAAACTTTATGTGGAATGCATGAAGCAGTTAAAGAACGAGCTGGACCACATAAATTTGCATTAGACCAGCTCAAACTTCGTCATAAATCCGAAAGGAAGACAGAAGATGAACGAATACAGCCGCTTCTTGCCCGGTTACGAGCGCTTCCTGCAAATGATCCTCTTCGTGCAACTATGTTTGATGAGTATATCGCTCAGTCAGGCGCCTTTAATCGTCGCCAGTCAAATGAACGAGCCGCACTACGTCGCGAACAGCTTGCTGAAATTGAAAGAAATGGCGGCGTGAATCCTGACCAGGCAAATATAGATCGTAGAGCGGTTCGTAGAACGGTTCGAGAATGGCTTCATTTCCGAGGCCGGATAATGCGATGGCCGGATATTAATTGGGATGTACAAATAGGGGATTATCGTCGGCGTATTCAAGACCTTATTAATGGTAATCAGTTAGGAGCCGAAAATAACGCAGAACTGACACAACACCTAGTGTTTGTTGCAGAAGATTACCGTCAACTACTTCAAGATGCTCGCGCTCGGCGTGATCCTGTAGCCGCGGCTCAGCGAATCGCGGCTGGCGGACTGGGTGGACGACGGGCTCAAATTCAGGCACTAGGTGAAGCAGCTCGACAGGCAGCGGAGGCACGAGCGGCAGAAGCCAATCCAAATGAGAATATGGCTGCATTTGCACGAGATAGACAGAATGTGCACACGACTGCAGCTGTAAAGCAGGTTAAGCACAATATCAATGTGATTCGCCAAATCTTTGTGCCACCTGAGTATCGCTGGAACCCAAAGAAGATTTCAAAAACATTCAAAGAAATCGTATACGAATGCGATCTTACACCTAAAGGAAATTGGCAGTTTGCTTCTTACTACTGCAACAATGCCCAAATCTACGAACTCGAAGAAGGTATCTTTGGAATCATGACAGATGGAGTTTGGCAGTTCATTCGCGATTCGGAAGATAAAGCTTGTCTTGTAAAGATTTTGAAGACAGAACTGGAGGATAATATTGGAATGTGTGCCCAAGGTAACCTGTCTCGTATATGTAATGTTCTTTCAGGCTATCTTCCTGGAATTGGACAGTCGGAATCGATATCAACAATTCTTGGACGCGAGTTCCCAAAGCTTATGGACATTCAGCGTGAAGCAGATAGGTTTCGTGAAGGTGAGCGAATCTTGCGTGAAAACAATGTTCCCGAAGCCGAGTGGGAGGTATGGNTCGATCCTCTACGCGCTTAAACACAGAATGTGTAATTTATACAAATGTCAATTGAAGAACTACGAGAGGAGCGTGACATGCGATACCAGGAACAAACCGAAGCGTTCCAGGCGTGGATGGATGCGGAGATTGCTTTAGAGATGGCGGTGGAAGAAGAAAAGTTGGTCCAGTACCAGCAAGCCNGTGCAAAGCGGTTCATGCTGTATGGACTGGTAGGCGTTGGGCTTGGAATGCTGGCAGCTAGACTTTTTGGATAAAAATGTATTTTCTTGTTCTAGAAACCAGGCGGACAAGATGAATTCTCAAGAGTGTCCCAAGTGTAACAATAGTTACTTCACACTTGAAATTAGTTGGTTGGGTACGCATGTGAAAACGAAGTATATTTGCGAGAGCTGTAATTGGAGCTTTGTCACATCTAATTGTACATCGACCTCCAGTGCTCCGGATCTTTCTTGTTCAAATCAGTCAGTAGTTTCTGTAGGACAGGCTCAGTAATAACGAAAGGCGTGGTATACTCAACAAAGAATACATACTGCTTCATGCTGTCATCATGTACAATGCGCAACATGTTGAGTCGAGTCATCATGGTTTCTACTGTGCGAATCAGAGTTCGTACACCCTTCTCTTCTCCCGAAAACTCGGAAATGAGATGTTTGATAGCTTCGTCAGTAAGAACTATGTCCCCAATATTGAATTTGAGGCGTTCGAGTAACTGGGGCCAAATATAATCTTTCAGGATAGCCTTCTTATCGGTCTCATTGTAACCTCCGCAATGAATGACGGACATACGGTCGCGAAGAATAGGATGAACTTTTTCAATGTCATTGAATGAGAACACGAATAAACACTGAGATAAATCAAAATCTACTCCGGAAAAGTATCGGTCATGAAACTGGGAATTTTGAGATCGATCAGTTAAATGAATCATCATATTCACGACTTCATCGCCATGAGGAGTGCTAGACACCTTATCTAATTCGTCGAAATATAGAACTGGATTCATAGCTCCAGCGTGCATGATTGAATCTGCAATGCGTCCCCACATAGAACCTTCATAGGTGTAAGAATGACCTACGAAGTTAGCTATATCGGATGCTCCACCTAACGAGAAGAACTCGAACGGTCGCTTCATGACATTTGCGATAGCATTGCGGGCTAGACTCGTTTTGCCCACGCCCATCGGTCCTTGTAACGCGATAACATTACCTACAGAGTTTGGATTAACAAGTAACTGAGCAAGAATCTGCATGATCTGAGTCTTTGCCGGAACCATGCCATAAATAGACTGATCCATAGTCTTGCGAGCCTCAAGCATAAAGTCTGTGCATTTCTGCCGACCGTCCTCGATTTTTACGGGAAGTGGAACTATCTTACCAAACGGAACACGAAGAAATGCGTCAATCCATGTACGGAGTTTGTAGGCCTCTCCGGACTCCGGACCCATCTCTTCAACTGCAGTAATCTTCTTGATGACCGTAGATTTCACATAATCAGACACAGGAAGTTCTAAGACTTTAAATTTATGTGGCACTTCGCCTTCCGTCATACTCAAACTTGATATACGCTTCATGATACCCAAAAGTTCCTGGCGCTTGTCTGCCGGCTGACTCTTGTAGTAAGTAGATTCTTTCTTCGTTAGGGTGAATGGTACCTTCTCTTCCTTCTTAGTCATTTCCTTCTTCTTTTGCGTCTGAGACCGAGTTTGGGGTCTATCGTCATCGGTAACATACTTGTCCATCAGATACTGTAAGAAGTTCGGTTCATCATCGGGTTCGTAATCTTCATCATCATCCTCATCATCATCGTCCCCGTTCGACGATGGGGTGTTTTTACTAATCTGAATATTCAGTAAGATAGTAGGCTTTGGGGTCTCTTCTGTGGTCGAATCTGTAGGAAGCGTGTCATCTTTTATCCACATAGTTTTTGCGTCGTCGTCGCGCTTCCTCTTTTTTGGGGGTGGTTTATCACCCATATCTTCAGAACATTTTCGATCCTTTGGATTCTCCCGAGACGACCGCTTCGTCATTTGCTTGATTAAACTGAATAAAATGTAATACATTTTCCATGAAAGGAGTAATGGAGGCTATTGAGCAAGCAGCTAAAATAGCCCAGCTAGAAATAGACAAACAGGCAGCAAGTGACCCTGCCATCCGAAAAGTTATGACAATTGTTGAACGGTTCATTAAGACACATCGCACAATGTGTTATGGCGGAACTGCGATCAACAACCTTCTTCCTCGCGAAGATCAGTTTTATAATTTTTCAGTCGATATCCCCGACTACGATTTTTATTCCGAAACTCCACAAGTTCATGCAGCAAAACTCGCTGACCGAATTGCAAATGCCGGATTCAAGAGCGTAGAAGTCAAGCCGGGAATGCACATGGGAACTTTTAAGGTGTTTGCCGACTACATTGGCGTCGCTGATATTTCGCATTTGGACAAACCTATCTTTACCAAGCTTTGGAAGGAAAGTATCGTAATTGATGGTATTCATTATGTCCCGCCGAACTTTTTAAGGATGTCGGTATACTTAGAACTATCTCGCCCACGAGGAGATGTTTCGCGTTGGAAGAAGGTGTATGAGCGCATACAGAAGCTGAATAAACATTACCCCATGTCTTGCCCCAAACACGAAGAATCGCTCGAAGTATTTCTGAAAGACGATACTCGCAAAAGTATCGAGAAACTTTTAGTGAAAGAGAAAGTAGTGCTTTTGGGGTTTAACGCTTCAATGTTACAGGACGAACATCATAAAAACAAATGGTCTCTTCCGCTCGATGTTTTGGCTACGCCGGAGCAGAAAGATCAAATAGTACATGAACTCAAATCATTTTTCGAGAAGTATGATCGGGTGTCTACAAAAGAGTTCCCGGCATACGCCGAACTTGTTCCTCCGTATACGGATATTGTAGATCCGGAATCAAAATTAACACTTGTTCGAATTTACGAGACAAATGCTTGCCACAGTTACCACTTGGCGCCGAATGGACTGCACATTGCCAGTATTCCCACGCTGTTACAGTTCTTCTTATCGGTGCTATATGGTCCTGAAAAGTTACTCGATAAACCCGAACAGCGTTTTCTGTGTGTAGCCGATCATCTCATGAACCTTGCAAATAACAATCTACAGCGACGATACAAGTTATTAACACCTACTACTTGCTTAGGCAAACAGAAGGGGTTAATTGATATGCGAATTGAAAAATCTGAACTGTACGAAAAAGTTAAACAAAATAAGAATTCACGAGAGTTTTTAGAGTACTTCTTTCAGTATAATCCTGTGGACATGAACAAGACTCAGCGTCAAAGTATCCGTAGGATGTTGCACAAAACACTGAAACGAAAAGTTTAAAGAGGAGTACTTGGCCCGCTAAACGCACTACCAGTGCATCCCTGACACGCCAACTTTCCGAAATTGTAAGTGAGACGAAAAGCGTTGCCCGTCTTCAACCACGGATCTGCAGTATTGCGATTTCCGGTATTTAAGCTAGGATTGTAAGAATAGTATTCGCGAGACTCTTTTAGAAGTTTCGTGTATTCAGACGCATTCTGAATGCGAGAGCCATATGTATATCCGGTGGCGCCTACAGAGGCTGGCATTCCTTGTGAACTCATTTGTATCTATGAAAGCAAAGATGTTCAAACTGAAATATATTTGGCTGCTTGTATTTCTTGTAGGACTGATAGCTTTTTTAATTTCGCATAAAGAGTGGATTATAACCGAAATGCTTACCAATCCACCCCCTACTTTATTTAGTTTAGATAAGGAGCTCAAATCGACATCTGAGAGGCTCCAAAAGGTTGAAACCGAGTTCACGCAATTCAAAGATAAAGCGAGTGCTCAATCGGCCCAAGCAGCAGCGGCACAGGCGAGTTTAGCGGCTATTCACTAATTATGGATAACTATCCGTGCCGAGTCCACCAGGTTGTATCAAAGTAAGGAGGTAAAATTCCTACGCCGTTCTTTACTGTCATATCGGGAACTGGAGCCTTAGCAGCGAGTGCGGCAACATCTGCGGGTTTCAGTAAATAGTTAAAGTATTCCAAAGACGCTATACTTCCGTCGAATCCACCATCCACGGACGTATGAACGGTATCTGAATTCTGTTTGGGAATGTTTGAAAGCGTATGGTGCTCATACAGCTTACCATTAATGTAAATATCAATGAAATCCTGATCTACGGCTAAAACGACATGTAACCATTTCTTTGCAGGAATGTTTCCTATCGGGATAGTTTCAACGCCTCCAAAAGTATCGAGCTTCACGATGAGTGAATTGGTGTTTGCGTCGACGAAGAGAGCAGGGCACATTAAAGACAGATCTTCAGGTCCTTTCGTAAAAACAACCTTCTGCTTACCATAGCGGTAGGCGAAATCGTCAACCTTCATCCAGCAAGCATAGGAGAACGTCATACCTTCTTTCTGATTAACTGAATTTGGAATTGAAACATTACTATTCACCTGTTTCTTTCCATCGGTGATGGACGATTGGATAGTAATATTTGGGGAATTAGACTGGCTCTTGAAGTAGAAAAAGGCAGCCACAATAACTACTGCGGCTACAAGAACTGAAATGACTAGATCCATTATTTATAGTTTCAGAATGTATATTCCTGCACTTCCTTGCCTACTGTATCGTACACTCCGAACTTCACAGAGTATCCGGTCGCAGCCGCCGCCGAACTGGGAGCTGTTTGGCTAGAGCAAGGAGTTCCGGCTACAAAGAACGCAATCGCATCATCGGGCGTTAGCATGCGGGGGTAGTGGTTAAAATCGCACATGTATCCCGAGAAACCGCCATCCTTCGCTAACTGAATATCTCCTACGGCGGGCTTGGGTACACCGGGCAGGAAGCACGACTTGACGAGCTTGCCATCAATGTACACATCCAAATTGCGCTCAAACACAGTCAGAGATACAGAGAACCAGGCCTGTAGAGGGATATTGGGAACATCGCAAATAAATACATCGTCAGACGAACCGGAATGTCCGGCCGGGGCAGGCTCTGACTTACCCGAACCACCTTCCGATGATGGGAAGATAGACACGGCTACACGAAGAGTATTGTCCGTTGGATGAAGCGTTACATTTGGGTTAGCGACTGAACTGTTTGAGGCATCCGGGCGGAATACAACGGACTTATCTTTTCCGTATCCATAATTCCAATCTTTGACAAACATCCACCACTGCGATCCGTAATTGCCCTGATTTTCTGACGAAAGAGGAGCAGATGCAGCAGGAACTGTCGTTGTAGTGGTCGCATCGTGCAAAGAAGAGAGTAAATTACCCGAACTTGTTCCAAACATATTCCAAACACCACCAAATAGAGGAGCCTTGACTGGAGCAGTTGCTTTCTGCTGGGCAGGAGTACCGGAAGTGGGTAGAGTTGGGAATACTGATCCATCGACGGCTGAAGTCATATTTGGGCTTCCATATCCGTAAGTCCAGTGGACAATGAGAGTATTCTGAGACGTGGGAGGTGTGGGAATGCCTACAGCGGAAGAACCGACTGTAAAACTAGGGAGGGNGACTCCGCCATTATTTTGTACCTGTGTGCGTAAGTAAGCAGTTACATCGGTTGGATTTGATGGACCGCCATACGTTGCACTATTGATCACTAGAATATCTCCAGGTGTAACACCTGAACTTGCGGCAGGTAATCCAGGAAGAATAAAGGTCTGACCACCCCATCGCCGAACAATTAAGTCGTGAATGCACAGCACTCCAATCACAATTCCCACAACCACTACAAGACCTCCAATACCCTTAAATAGAAGCATATAGGTTGCTGTAGTTGCAGCCTTGGCGTCGTCAATTGCCTTCTTAGCTTGTGCCTGAGCACTTGCAGTGAATTGAGCCGTCTGTCGTATCAAATCTTCTCCCGTAAGGGTAGCTCGAGAAAAGTCCGGAACAAATGACGAAACTGGTGGTGGTGCTGGTTTACTTGGTGTTCCACCCATTTGTTAGAAACAGCGAAGTTAAAAACGGAAGGTATTACAGTAGTATGAATATGAAGGAAATGTATTGTAATAACTGTGGTGAAAAGGGTCATGTTTTCAGAACATGCAAAGATCCGGTTATATCATGTGGCATCCTTCTTTTGCGAGGAATTTATGAACCCTTAAAACTTCCAGTCGATCCAAAAACTGTGAGTGTCTTAATGGTCAAACGGAAAGATTCGATGTCCTATATGGAATTCATTCGGGGGAAATATGATCCCCAAGACGAGGCATACACTGGCCGTCTAATTATGAATATGACTATATCGGAACAGAAGACAATTGTAGAGGAGGAGTTTGATACGCTTTGGACTCGTCTTTGGGGATCGGGCCGCGATTCTCATTCGCAAGAATACACTATGTCCAAAGAGAAGTATACGAATCTTGATCGAACGAGAATGGTTAGCGAGTTTCCTTCTCCATACAAAGAAACTGAATGGGGATTCCCTAAAGGACGAAGAGCTCGGGGTGAAACGGATATGGAATGCGGAATTCGCGAGTTTCTTGAAGAGACGAATATATCACGAGACTGTTACGAATTAAAAGACGAAAACTTTAGTGAAACTTTTCGTGGAACAAATAACATCGAATACCGTCATATATACTTTGTGGCTCTTCTCAAGAATTCAAGAGGAATAAATTTAAAACAAAAACTCACGCCAATGCAGAGTAGAGAAGTCGCTGCAGTGGATTGGAAAACCTTATCAGAATGTAAAAGTATTATACGTCCACACTATATCGAACGAAAAGCACTCATGACTGAAGTAGAAAAGTTCGTATCAAATTATCAGTCTTAATGTAATGGATTGGAAGTCTCTTGGAGCAGTATATGCTATTCTAGTGACGGTCGGGGTTGTAATCTCTCTACTTTCAACCCAGCTACAGTGCTCAAAAATAAGTTTTTCAGTTGCGATGCTAGAGGGTGCAAAATTTGGAATACTTCCTTTATGCCTGTATGGCCTGACATACATCGATGCAGTTCGCAACACATTTGTTAATTTTTTTATCGCTCGCGGGCTTGATAGCCAAACTGCAGGAATTATAGGAGTTGGATATTTACTTATGCTAGGTGCGTGGGTGTCGGGAGTATGGAATGTTCATAATAGCGAGATCGCAACCTGTGTAGCATCAACATCGGAAATGACGGAGTTCAAGGATAAGTTAATGAAGGAACTAGCCGAAAAGCAGGCGGCAGAGGAGGCAAATGCTACCGCGAAACCTTCAAAGTGAATAGTCTAAAACATACACGACCCCAAGATACGACACAACGGCGAATGCAAACATCCAAAACCAAACCGGGAATACTGTCGATTCACGCTTACCAACCCCAAATGGGCGTATACGACCCTGCTCACCAAATGCCACACTAGGTTTGATATACAAGAACCCTGCGACCAAGAAAAGATATATAGCGACCATCCACATCTTTGGCGCTTTGCGGATAGTTGCCTCCATTATCATTTCCTTTCCAAAAATAAGTGGACGATGTATACTTTGCCGAATCGTAAAGCATTTTCCGATTCCGTGACTCGTATCTTCCTTAAATACCGACAGAAGGATGCTTTGGGTACTGATGAACCTACGAAGGACCTGAAGACATACCAAAAATTGGTTCGCGACTACCTGTTGATTGAAACACCTTACCGAGGTCTCCTTTTGTACCATGGCTTAGGCTCGGGTAAGACCCGCTCGGCAATTGCAATTGCCGAATCTTTGATGACGAACAAAAAGATTTATGTTCTGACCCCGGCATCGCTTGAGGATAACTTTTTAGAAGAAATTCGTGTGGCAGGNGATCCAGTGTATGTTCGAGATCAGTACTGGGAACGGAAACCTTTAAAATCGGCAGAAGACCATGAAGTTGCTAAGGCCATGGGTATTTCCGAACAGTTCTTGACTACAAATGGTGTATACTTTGTGACAGTTCCCGGAATGGCGCCAAATTATTCAGTTCTTTCAAAGCCTGATGCTAAACTTGTAACGGATCAGATTGACGATATCATCCATCAGCGGTTTCATTTCATTCGATACAACGGCATCAATAAAAATAATGTTGAAACGCTTTTTCCGAGTCCCACGATGTTTGATGATTCGGTTGTTATAGTTGAAGAGGCTCATAACTTAATTGGTGCGGTCGTGAACGAGAGTGAACTTAAAACTCGAGCATACGATTACATTTATAAAGCTCGAAATTGCAAAGTTGTAGCCTTGTCCGGAACTCCAGCGATCAACAGTCCCCACGAAATTGCTTACTTAATGAATTTATTACGAGGACCTATTGAGCGAGTATCAGTTCCTACAAAATCTGCTATGGCGTGGGATGAAGCCTTAATGACTGCATTTTTTCGAGGACAGAAGGATGTAGATACCGTCGAATACAATTCAGTGAAGCGAGTACTGATGTTAACTCGCAATCCTCCGCATTTCGAGAGTGTATACAACGAAAAGGGTGATCGTATCGCTGTCAAGTACAACCGGGAATTCAAACAGGATCCCGATATTCGCACTTGGGTCACAGCATGGAAGACTGAATTTGAAACAAAGTTTACGGGTGTCGAACTTGAAATTCCTGATAAATACATTGTCGAAAACTTAGAATGCCTGCCTACCGATTTCGAAGAGTTCATGAAGACCTTTGTGGAAGGACTCAATATTCGCAATCCTCTTCTACTTGGTCGTCGTATTCAGGGCTTAGTATCATACTACAAGGGAGCCGATGAGAAACTACTACCGAAGCGCTTAGACGAGGACAAGACACTACAAAAAATCGAAATGAGTCCTGAACAGTTTTTCATATATTTGAAAGACCGGTTTGAAGAGTACAAGCAGGAAGTGAACCGTAAACGAAAAGTTGGCCTCAGTGATCAACTTGGATCATTCCGTCCACGCACTCGTCAATTATGTAATTACGCCATTCCTCCCGAACTTCGCGTTGGTGTTACGGAAGACGGCGAAGTTGATGAAGAGAATGAACCGGATAATTCGGACATTATCCTGAAACTGCGCGCCGAACCTGAAAAGTATTTGAAAGGAGCAGGGCTTGCCCGTTATTCCCCTAAAATGGCTCGCATGCTTGCCGAACTAAAAGAATCCGTTGGTACATTTGGATCCCTGAATAACCAGTTTGTGTATTCTGAGTATGTTTCGGTAGGCGGGTTGGGGACTTTTATGGGTGTTTTGGATAATAACGGGTTTCAGGAATACAAGCTTGTCAAGGAAGGTGGGATATGGAAAGAGGATCCTACAATGAAACCTGATGTTCCAGCGTACGCTCTCTACACTGGTGGCAAATCTGAACGGGAAAAGGAACTTCGCGAAATATACCGCCAAATCTTTAACAAAAAGTATTCGGATACCTTTCCACAGTCGTTGAAAGACGGCCTGGAAGGCAAACCTAAACGCTTATGTATTCTGATGGCATCCAAAGCTGGAGCTGAAGGTATTACGCTCCTGGAAACTCGTAATGTTTACATTTTGGAACCATACTGGAATCCTTCGCGCATAGATCAGGTGATTGGTCGTGCAATCCGATTGAATTCTCACATTAAACTTCCAGTCACCGACCAAAATGTCACTGTAAAATTATNCCTTTCAGTCTTCACTCCTGAGCAGTCCACAACATCCGATGCAGACAAGGCTCCAAATATTGTAGCGATTCGTCGTAACGATATGATCATGAAACGATATGAAGGAGACGAACCTCGCAGTACTTTCATGACAACCGACGAATACTTATACGAGTTGTCCTACGAGAAGAATCGTTTGATCAAAAGCATTTCGACTATTTTGAAACAGGCAGCAGTTGATTGTGAGATTCATCGTAAATTGCACTCAAAGGAGCAACCCATAATTCAGTGTATGCGATTTGACACAAAAACAACTTCGGAAGATTTGGCGTATAAGCCATCATACTTATCTGACGAAAAGGATACGCTGTATATGCGCAACATTGAACGCAAGACGCGCAAAATCCAAATTATCCGAGTGAAAGGAATGCTGATGATTTTGGATCCCATCACGAACGAAATATTTGATTATGGAGCATTCTCGGACAACAAGCGCTTATTTCGAATAGGGGAACGAACCGGGCCAACAAAGATCACATTTTTTCCCTATGTAGTTCTATAAATGGCTACAGTATCAAGTGCTGGAGCTGGTTCATCAATGGGAAACATGCAGGCCGGAACACGCGGTCTTAGTGCGGGAGACTGGACTCGTCTTCAGCGTCTTCGCGGCGCCAAGACGTATGCAACCGTTAATCTCGCAACAAATAAGGATATTGCTCCGACGCCAACTCGTCAGTGGCCTTACGGGACCAGTCTTCTCATTCCAAAGGATGTTGGTACGGGAAAAATTCGTCGCCCTGCGTCGATGTGGACAGATTATCGCGCATCGCAGACTGCCGATTTCGTCCTACAGCGCGCCAACAATGGCGGAGGATTTGTTCTAACGGATACGAATCTATGTGACTGCTCTACGACTACCGTATCTGTAAAGAGAACTGGATGTTCTAAATGCGGAGTCTTCACACATAAAACTATTCAGTAAATAAGTAAGATGTCAGGTGGATTAATGCAATTAGTGGCGAAAGGCGCCCAAGATCAACTCGTAAATGGGAACCCTTCGTTTACTCATTTTCGGTCAGTGTACAAACGCCATACGGATTTCGCTATGGAGCATTTTCGTTTAGTATTCAAAACTACAAACTTACAGCTTCCAGCATCGGGAAGTCTAACACTGCGAGCAAAAGTGGAACGATATGCTCAACTTATACACGATTGTTATTTAGTTCTGACCTTGCCGGATATTTATTCGCCAGTCTCACCAGTTACACAAACACACCCAAACTTGAATGCAAACTCAAATGCTATCGGGTACAAGTTCAACTGGATTCGTAATATTGGTTACAATATGATTAACTATGTTGCAGTCCTGATTAACGGACAAGAGATTGTGCGCCATACCGGAGAATGGATGAAGATTTACGCCGATACCAAATTCAATGGAACCAAGAAGGCTATTCTGAATCAGATGGTAGGAAATGTTCCTGAAATATATGATCCCGCAAATGCGTACGGTCGTTTAAACCAGTNCCCCCATTCAATTTCCACATCTACATCTCTAGCCGAGCCATCAATCGCCAGCCGTGTTTTAACTATCCCTCTTCATTTTTGGTTTTGCGAGGAAGTGGGTAAAGCGCTACCACTTATTGCACTACAACAGTCTGAAGTTGAAATTGTCGTAGACCTAAAAAATATGTATCAGCTCTTCACAACTTTAGATGTTCGCGAAACGATGAGTGGATCGCCAAACTCTAACTTTGGCATTCGTATTGCCCCCGATTCAAGCTCGACGACATTCCAAATGAACAATTTCCTATCTCCCCCATCTTACTCTATGACTCCAACACCCAGCAACTCAGTACTGTCAACATGGAGTCTCGATCCGTACATCGAAGCCAACTATATTTGGCTCAATGATCCGGAACTCATTCATATCGCCAAAACCGAGCACTCATTTATCGTGACGCAGGTAGATGTAACATCTACATTTGGCGCATATGGTGCAAGCAATGATATGGAATTGACTATGCGTAACCTTTGTACCCAAATTGTGTGGGTAGCCCAGCGTTCTGATCGCGATGCTCTCAATGATTACGATAATTACACGAACTGGGAAGATCCGTTCACACCGCCAATAGATTCTACTGGGTTATCGTTCTTTACGCAGCAGTACTCGTCAGGCAATGCCCTGCCTACAGAAACCTCCCGTCGGGAGATTCTAACAGAGTCGGCCGTTGTCTTAAATGGCAAAGAGCGGTTTGGGTACAAGAACGCCGAGTTCTTTTCGGAACTCCAAAATTTCAGGCATCACAAGGGCGTGTCTACTGCCGATATTCCCGGAATTTATACATATTCGTTTGCGCTAGAACATTATGATGGGCAGCCTTCGGGTCACCTCAACGGATCGCAGTTTGATCGCACGACTTTGCGCAATTCCTACATCCAGCCCCCACTCACCCTATCGCCAACACAGGGTAACACAGTTTGTATCCTGAAATCAACGGCTCAAAGTCCAAACCCTACAGTTGTAAACCCAAATGCCAAAAATGCCCAAGGACAACGGCTATACGGCCCGAATGATATTATAACAATCGTCCGGAAAACCGACGCCCAAACCTTAGCATATACGTACAATGTTCGTGCTTTTGTTGAATCGTACAACTTCGTCCGAGTTATGGGAGGCGTAGCAAATGTCGTGTTTTCATCATAATAAGGATGAGTACTGGAATCTCAATAAAGACAGCAATATATGGAGTTGGGTCTACTACCATAGATGTTGTATCGGCGGTTACCTCTCAGAATAAGGATGGAACCATAAACTTTGCGGTCTCGCCAGCTGCTCTAAATGTCGACGATCCTGCGCCAGGACAGACAAAGACATTGAATGTGACCTACACGATTAATGGAGGAAGCACGAACACCGCATCCGTAAAAGATGGCAACACATTTCATATTGAGGCTCCTCCTGCTCGAACGGCAAGTGGTCTTCAGATCACAAAAGCAGAGTACGGATACCAGGGAAATTACACGGATGTCACAAATGCCGTTCAGGATAAAGTATCAAACGGGTCAATTAACTTGAAAGTAGGATATGCCCAAGTAGGTATTCCCGACCCGAACCCGAATAAACAGAAGGATCTTAAAGTCGAGTATACGATAAATGGCGCTTCTAGCTCGCAGATTATTACGGATGGACAGACATTTTCTCTATCCGCTCCACCCTTAGCCGACTCTACAAGTTCAACAAGCAGCGGAACTGCATTTATTGGATCAGTTTGGAGTGCAGTATGGTTGTTCATAAAGGTATTTTACTTCGTATCGATGATCCTTCTAGCTTGGAACGTTGGTAATCAGTGGAATCAGGGAGCTGCGGTTGTAGTTGCACTCATGACTTTTATTACATATGGTTTGTTTCCGATCATCATTATGCCAATCGTTATTTTTTGGTGGAGGCTGTGTGTCAATCATGAGGTTATTGTTTTAACATAGGTTCCAAAGATACGATAATGAACGTCACAATTCAAAGAGAACTTAATACAGAATTTGAGAGGATGTATTACAGTTTTGCGACCATTTCCGAGTGGCAAAAGGTATGGCGAGCTGTATGTGATTTGGCATATGACCCAAATGCAAAGCAGTATGAAAGTGTCAGTGTTTATTCCGATAATTCGGAGATCGATGATGCTCGTTTATATGGATCCTATACTGTACAGAACCAACATCTTATCTGTCTAGATGAAGTATGGCGTTCGTATGATAAGAGTTTGCCATTCGTAAATAAGACACTGAAAAAGCTGTATGTACCTCGCGTACTGTTTCATTGTTTAGGTGTTCAAAACTGGTTCAAGTTTTCGTTCCCAAGCTGCGAAGTCACATACTGGCCTGAATAAAAAATTGTATTTTGTTTTAAGATTTAATTACATGCATGTTTAGATCTTTTTCGTGTTTAGAGCGTCGGGTCCTCAACTGTCTTGAACTCACCGAAGCCGATGTAGCCGACAAACTTGTCAGGTGCATCGCCCTCGCCGCAGCGGTAGAGCCGCTTAGACTTCTCGCCGACTACATAGTCGATCATCTCCGTCTTATTCGGCTTATCAGAACCAGCGCCGGCATGCGGGATAGTGGTCTTGATCTTCAGCTCGACCATATCCTCATCCGGGTTCTCGGCGGGACCGGTCACAAAGCGCCCATTGTCGCCATCCCACATCTGACCGGTCGTCGATGTCATTGTCAGCTTCTTGATAGCGCGCAGCTCCTTGATGGTAAGAACAACTGGCTCAGAGTTGTCCGACTTGACTTCAGCCGCAGCCTCAGTAGACGGTGCGGCAAAGTCCTCCATGTGCTTCTCCAAAGCCTTAGCATTCTCTGCCTCCGCCGACAGAGAGTTCACATAGTTCTTGAACTCCTCCGCCTTCTTGGAAGCCTTCCACTCGTCATCCGTAAAGGTCTGACCTGCAGCCGAAAGTGCCTTGCGCAGCGCAGTCTTGAGCGTCGGGCTCATGCGCGAAATGCGCTTGGCATCTGCCTTGGGCTCAGCCTTGGGCGCAACTGCGGGAGCGTCCTCGGTCTTGATGACCTTCACGCCCTCCAGCTTTGCCAGCTTCACCTTCTCCTTGTCGAGCTTTGCCTGGTGCTTGTTCTTGGCCTCATCGTCCTTGAACTTGTTGGCAGTCTGCTTCTTCTCCCAAAGCGCAATGTTCTTGCGGCACTGCTCGATAGGAGCCAGCTTGGTCTTGGTACCGGAGCTGGATGCCACGCTCTCGCGCTCAGCCACCTCAGCAGCGAATGCGCCAAGAAAATCCACGGCCTCCTTCTGGTCAAAGTTGAACTTCTTAGACAGCTTGCTTACGATCTCGTTGATATTGTTCATCTTGTTTGATTAATCACGGCTGGTTAACCTGTCCTACCCTAGGCTAAACAAATCCGTTTTCAATGTGATCCGTTTTCGGACCAAACAAAAATGTTTTTATGTTTTGAGTTTTATACTTTTGTATTTTGTTTAGGTCAAGGTTTCCCTTGGTTTAGTTGGCCTTGATNCCCCAAGTTGCAGCCACATACTGGTTGTATTCGGATGCAGACATCATGCCAATCCAGTTCTCCTCTTCCGTCAGCACCATGCCCGTAGGCTCAGATGCAATCGGCTCCCACCCAGTGTGACCCGGGATTTGGAAGACCTCCATGACGGTGCGATCATCGTCAACCTCAAACTTAAATCCGCCGTCCTTAAGACTGCGAACAAGGAGTTTACGATCCGCAACCGTCATCTTGGTCAGATCAAACCGCTCAAATCCACCGTTCATCTCGATGATGCCCTTAGACCCAAAGGTCTCCATGATATCGTCGTAATTAAACAGCGGGACATTGCGAACAAACTCAACAAGCGTTGAGGGATCGCGGTGATCATACATGCAACCGCCATCGCATGGCTTGTTCATGTTCTTGGTACGGCACTTGCCAGCCGCGAAGTGCGCACACTTCTCATGGCGATGCGGGCAATTCGAATAAATGCACGCGTTTCCGTTATCGCACCACCGAGGCGGGCGAGCAATCATAGTAGTCATTCTCAGTTTATCTTTAGGAGCGCCCAACTCTCGCAAAACTGTTAAAAGGAGTCGAACCCTCTTAGAATGTTCAGATACAACAATTAGCTTTTGCTTTGTTGTATATGAATGTGTATGATTACTGGTTAGTTCCTTAGACCTAATAAATCCGTTTTCGGATGCGTTACTCGAACTTAATTATCGTAGAGATTCTTAACAAATGTCAGCCGAGTTTGCCAAGACCCATCTTCGCGAGCATTTAGTCAGTCTTCTGATCGGTCCAGTTGCCGAGGGGTTTTGGAGTATTTATGAGTCGGCCAAGGAACTGTGTGAGCGCAACGGACAGACGGATCAAATCCTTCGCACATTCCAAAATATGCTTACCCGCATTCCCGACTGGAACGAATCAACTCTCACGACGGAGGAGGAGCGTATTGTTAAGCAGACGAAGTGTACTTACATGGACGATCTTCTGATGGGTGTATTTATTTCCTACATGAAGGCGTTTGCGAATCTACATTACCGTGGCAAGCAGTCGGAACTCAAGATCGACTTCCAGCGCCCAAGTCTCCAAAAGTTCCTTCATGAATTGTACAAGACATCGGCTCGCAAGTTTTGGCAGGTCGCTTATTTCTTCAAGACGGTAGGGGTTACCGCCGAACAGCAGGCTCGTAACCGTCAGGATATTGAAAAGATGATTGCTGAGTGTATGGAGCAGGTTATCCGTGGGTTCCTTCCGTGGGAAGCGATTGCCAAGAAGTATTTCAATGAGGATGGAGGACCGGACTCAGAGTCTGACGATGAGCCTCCTTCTAAGGGTGTTTCGTTTGGAGATGTGTCGGAATCCGATTCGGACGATGATGATGAAGGTAAACATGAAATTCATATTGGAGAGGAGGACGGTACAATTGAGTTCGAGGATCTCGATAAGCCCGAACCAACTCCAGCTCCCGAACCGGAACCTACAAAGGAAATAGACCCTCTCGCCGAGATTGAAGGAAGGGNGAGTTCTGAAACTCTCGTTCTAAAGTTATAAACATTCCCAAAAATTATTAATAAATGCTGATCATTATTGCTTCCGTTGCTGTAGCACTCGTATGCTTTATTATGTATGCGCTCGAGCGCCGGTCAAAGAACGAGTCGATTCAGTGGGTAGATGCGGGTAAGATCACCATGTTTGGAGGAATCTTAACTGCATGTGTTGTATTTGCAACCTCTTCAGAAGTTGTTGTGGATGCTGTAAAGAACATTGAGATCCCAGCGGTTCAGGATATGTTCGTAGGGACCCCGTCATTTTAGATTAATCAATAAGTAGAACACTCTCTCCAGCTGGAGTTGAATCTACACCGTAAATACTCTTCAAAGAAGCAATTTCTTTACGAGGAATAGCATCTTTACAGTAGCGAACAATTGCCTTGTAAAGATGAAAACCATGATACCTATCGTGCTCAGGATCGTCTTCCTTGAACATTATAGATGTTCCGTCTTCTAAAGTAAGCCACTTCATAAAGAACTTGAACACATGATTTGTAGCATATTCTAGATTTCCAGGACCTTCAGGAAATAAATCCCAAAACAAAGAAGTCGCTAGTCGAACGAGATCAAACGAAGGGTTTGGTTTAATAATCTGATATTTCGACACATACCAAGGCTCGCAGTTATACTGTCCTCCGGCTTCCTCATCAATAGAAAAATGATCGCTCATGAATAGTTTTGGCTCTTTCATTCCGGTAAGTTTTAGCATACCAATACTTCGCTCGAAATCAATGATCTTAATTAAGTATCCATAAGTTGGGACACGGTAAAGCGATCCACCGCAATTGTAGTAGAAATACTCGGCAGTTGTTGGTACATACATGACATTATTGGAGTGCAAATCGTTATGCGTGAACGAAATAGTACGCTGAGCATATGCCAAAGCAAATATGACTTGCGAAATCCATGCAAGGNGCTTTTCGGTTTCCGGATTATTGGTTATAAGTTCGTACAATGTTCCCGTGCATTTCTCAATAACCGTTACCTGAACGGGAACATTCTTAAACGAAGCCCATGCAAACGGCTCAACATCTTCATCATCGGAATCGGACTCAGCCTCAGATTCGGAATCGCATTCGCACGACTTTACACCAAAAATGTAAGAAGTGGATACGGATGAACTGTCGGATAGATCGTCGTCATCATCCTCTTCTTCGCGAAATACCCGGTTCATTTCACCAGCTTCGGTAGGAGGAATATTAAGTATATCTAGTTCTTTCACACCATCAAGATCTACATCATCACCCAGCTGAATCGAAATACGAGCTGTACGAGTATGTTTGAAATCAGGAGATTCGTGAACGCCGTCTGATAACTTTATCTCAAATGTCTTACCGATATTTGTAGAAAACCACGACCGTTCAGAAAGATCACCATAATCATCGGAAATGTCAATGACATGCTTTTCAGACACTCCCGAGAATACACCAAAAACTTTAGGAAAATGCTGGCATCCAGTTTGGGCAAGTGCTACGGACAAAATAGATCCAACATATGCAGCATTATTTGAATTTTGGATCTTCTGATTAATTATATTCGAAACGTCTTCGGATGTAGGAAGACCTAGCGTTCCATAATCACCCTGCATCCACTTGTATGGGGATAGGAGCATCGTAATCTTCTTATGGACATTGAGAACACTTCCATCAGACGATCGAATCGTATCTTCAGACTTTATATCTGAAATACTGTTCTCAAATCGAATTCCGTAATCGCGAACATTCTCCAAAAGTTCTGTTTTAAACAACTTTTCGATCGGTGGAAAGAATGGCTGGATATTTGCAATTCCCCAGTGAGTTGAAGAGGCTGACCTTAAAGATGCCATATCATATTTTTGAACAGCCATTCCAATAGAATTTGTTCGGAGGTCGCTACTTACGGATGGCTTACGCTTGACCATATTATAAAGTCGGGTTAAACATAAACTAAAAAGTTCACGCACTAGAATAAGATGAACTTCCAAATAAAGAAATTTAATATGGATATGCTTAAAGACCGTTGTGAGGTTGATTCTAGAAAATCTCCAATGATTGTTCTCATTGGAAAGAAGGATACTGGTAAATCTTTCTTGGTGCGGGATATTCTGTTTCATACTCAGCATGAGTTTCCTATTGGAACGGTAATTTCAGCTACGGAAGTAGCAAATGAGTTTTTCCAACATATGGTTCCTTCTAAGCTTATTCACGATAAGTATCAGCCATCAATTGTAACAAATGTTATTAAGCGACAGCTTGGAGTCAAGACGGCTCGCAATGAAGAAAAGAAGCGCAGTGGCGGTAACTCTACGACGGATCCTCGCGCCTTTCTAATTTTGGATGACTGTTTGTTCGATGGATCATGGATTAAGGAAGAATCTACTCGCTATATTTTCATGAATGGCCGCCACATTGATGTCATGACAATTATTACTATGCAGTATCCTTTGGGTATTTCTCCCAATCTGCGCACGAATGTAGATTTTATCTTTATTCTTCGCGAGAACATCACAGCCAATCGTCGTCGTATTTACGAGAATTATGCTGGTATGTTTCCTACATTTGAGATGTTCTGTCAGTTTATGGACCAGTGCACCGAAAATTTCGAGTGCCTAGTGATCTGCAACGGTGTCCAGTCGAACAAACTTGAAGATCAGGTTTTCTGGTATAAGGCGTCCGATCATCCGCCATTTCATTTATGCGACGATAGCTTGTGGGTTGATAACAGGCCGTTTTCTAGTTCCATGTTGGCGCAGGACGAGTATTCCGCCGATACGATGCGAAAGAAATCAAACAATCCCTGGGTTCATGTGAACCAAGAGGGAAAGGAAAAGAAGCGTTAATGTTTACGGGTTTTCCGGACTTTACGAGTCTTACGACGCTTACGGCCTCCCATCTTTCCAAACATGTCAGTTAAATCAGCAACGCTCGCATCGGCTTTCTTATCTTTAGCCTCCGCTCGCGAACGCTTTACACGCTCCTCGGCCTCTTTCAGAGCCTCATCAGGTGTCTGTTTAGGACCATCTTCGTCCATGCTAGAGCGCTTGCGTTTACGAGTTTCCACAGGCATTCTTATTTATAGGTCGCGAATTCCTCCCTCAGCTGGGTGGATTGGAGGAGCCTCTAGAGCGTTCTTCAGGTCATCCGTATCTGCAAGACCGGCATCCTCCTTCGCCTTCTTTGCGCGGGCTAGATTCTCCTCCTTCTGCTTGCGAATCTTCTCGGTCTTCTCCTCCTCGAAGAAGATCTCGCGATTGACCTCGTTCTCCTTGTACTTTCGCATGAGCTCATTGAGTTCCTTCTCGGCATACTCAACCTCGGGCATCAGATGCTCAGAGGGATCCCACGGTAGCCACGCGCCAACCTTGCCAATGTAAAGGTTGTCATTGGGGTAGCGGCGCTGTAGAACGCGGGCAAAAGTTTGAGTCTCCTCGAGATTGGCAAACACGCGGCGAATCTTGACACCGCGAACATTCGTGCGGAACCCAACCTTCTCGGTGAACTCAGTCTCCAGGTCCTTCTCGCACTTGAGGAGGAAAATCTGATACTGCTCATGAATATCAGTCTTACGAATCTCGTCATTATGGATCTTGCGAAACTCCTCTAGATCCTTAAAGAGATCCTCGATTTTTAGAGAATACTTCTTGGATAGGAAAGCTACATAGTTCTCCATTCCNTTGNCCTTCCAGTCATACTCGAGCCACTGCACGAACTTCTCGTTCATGAACTCGGCCTTCTGCTTGATAACCTTCTCGGGTGAAATGAAAGATACAATTCCATAACGCTGGGTGGGGATCTCGGGGTCCTCCTCGAGGTAGTCAATGATTGATCCGTCATCTTCCTTGGTTGGTAGCGTCTCACGAGGCATTTGTTTATTAATGCCACCGTATGTGAAAGTTCTATATTTAACGAGACACCAATAATTGTTTAAAGATTAAAAACATACAATAGTAAGTTTAAATGTCTAGTTTATTAGATATTATCAATGACTTTACAGGAACATCCAATAATAGTATGTATATGATTCATCTCAAGCGAGCAGTTGAGCGTTTACCATACATTCATAGGCTAGAACAAAAATTGAATATGAAAATTCCAATATTTGATGCATGCGAGGGTTCTTCATTGATAGCAAATGGGCACCNTACAAAATGTGCGCATACACTCAATTACTATCGGAGTGCTGGTGAAGTTGGATGCACCGTTTCGCACATAAATATCTGCAAAGAAGCTCTGAAACAAAATTATGATCATATTGTCATTTTTGAAGATGATTGCGAGCTAAACAAATCTCTAGAAGAACTGAAAGTAAAGTTAGATAAGTTCAAGAGTTTAAATATATCATGGGACCTTTTTTGCATTGGTGGCGATATTATAGGAACTCGTATGAATGATACATTCATGCGCGTCGATCACTTTTATTGCACGCATGCCGTGATTCTGAATAGAAAATTCATGCAGGAGCTGATTTCTTTGTATGAAACTTTTTACAGGAATGGAACAACTTGGGCAGTTGATGGGCTGTACTCAGATGTATTAAGATCAAAGAAGACCAATGGCTACGGATTTATACCCAATAAAACGAATGACTTTTTCAGGCAAGCGACAGGACTGAAATCGTATATTGAACGATGATTAACGAACTTTTGTGTTCGGCTTACATTGACCAATGCCAAGTGTTTGTTGCAGCATGATTGGAGCAGGACAGCCCTTACAAGGACACTGTTCATGATCAAATCCTAAAATATGTCCAATCTCGTGTGAAACCATGTATTGGCGGTAATCATCTAAGCTAAGCTTGCTTTTAGATGCACCATGAAACCATCGATCGGCATTCAAGTACATATTATGCCNTCCAAGTTCAGCACAGGAAAGGCCCGTCGGTAACCCGCATTTGTTCAGAATAGTTTCGGGAGACGAAAGTCGAATCCGAACATCGGCATTACTGAAAACCGGCATGAAAAAATAGCCTTTCTTAGACCATCCATTCGGATCGTTCAAGTATGCCACAATAAAAAACTCAATTTGAGCAGGATTCCGAATGGAGTATTTTTGAATAACATCGTTATCGGGAGTTATCATAACTTTGATGGTCTTCATTAAGTTCTTATGGGTTTTTTCTCTAAACAAGACTATAAAAATGCCCGAACAGAAGCCAGCTGCTGCCCCCGGAGTCGATGTTGGCGATTTAGTATCACGCGCGGTTAAGTATGCCCTAGAGGGTCTAGCTGTAGCTGTTGCGGCTTACCTCCTACCAGGCAAGGGCCTCAAGCTATCCGAGATCGGCATGATCGCTCTCGTTGCACTCGCCACCTTTGCTATCCTCGATATCTATGCCCCCAGCGTAGGTGCCTCAGCCCGCACGGGTGCTGGATTCGGCATTGGCGCCCACCTCGTCGGCTTCCCTTAAACTAGAACTGATCCTGAAAGGTATCCATAATAATATTCATTTGGTCATTCGTGAATCCAGCCTGACTCAAAACTCCCATAATAACTGACTCGTTGGCATCATCAATTTGAACCTCAACTTCAAGAGTGTGATTCGCATCATTCTTGAAGATGACGATATGCCAACCGTTTAATAATCCCATATAATCTGCCTTGATTGGGAAATGGTTGTTGCCAACCAGGACCTCAGTATCGGTAATTGCGTTCTCGATATTCTTGAACATGTTGCTGTTAAAATATAAATTTGTGGGTTAAACGAATCCATTTTTGACTATTCATGATATGAAACGGACTTACTGATTGCCAGCATTCTATTACCAAGATGGACGCTATTCGTTACAAGGGAAAGTGGTATTCTATCAGCGCCAAGCCATACGAACCGGAACGCCAAACTTATCAAATAGCCTGGATGTTAGCTAAGAATCCCGATATGACGACTCAAGAAGCATACCGCAAATTCTTCGAACGGGAGCGCCAAGAGGCAAAAGTATTATATCCTTCGTTTCGTAAAGATAAAGATGTCAACACTGAGTGATGTGCTCGTTTATGCCGGGGTTGCACTTCTGTTAGTTACTATATCGGTACTAGGATACTATCTAGTAACACAAACATGGCCAGGGTCTCGTCTACTCATATCGACTCCCCCGGTTGCTCATTCGGGAATAGATGACGATTCGGCAAAGTTCATGTTTTTCTATACAACTTGGTGTCCTTGGTCTAAGAAAGCTCAGGCTCCTTGGTCTTCATTCAAAGAACAGCACAAGAATACCAAATACACTTACGGAGGCAAAACAGTCGTGTTTGAAGAAATCAATTCGGATTCAGATAAAGGAAAGACTGCTTTGTACCAAATTAAAGGGTATCCTACATTCAAGTTAGAAACGAAAGATAAAGTGTTTGAAATGAAAGGTGCTCCAACGACCGAATCATTCCGCGAATTCTTGAAGAATGCTCTTGGTGCCGAGAAAACGGTTTAAATCATGAGCTGCCTTTTCTAGTATTTTTTCAATATCAAAATCGTCGATATCTGACATACTACCGAGTCCTGGAAAATGCAAGCATAAAGTCTTATCTGTTTTTACTTGATTATGAAAATTTTGGGTGATCATAGTGTATATATCGTGAATATATGTCAGAGGAGACATACTTGCAATCGTATCGGGCGTAAATTTGGTATTTGACATTCTCTTTTTTAAAGAAATACACAATGCACTATCTAATGGCATAAACTTGTCAATAGATGGCACAAAGAAATCACCATCGATATAAACTTGTTCATACAGAACTTGTGGGTGAAACACTCCTGGAATTGCGCACGAACACTTCAGCGCATCCAAAACCGGAACATTTCTAGAAAAGATTGTTGGTGTTCCTTTTGTTAAGTTGGACGATATGATATAAAGAGGCATCTTAGCATCGCCGATAACCTTTGTTCTGATATCTATTCCGTTCTTCTCAAATAAGTCTACAACAAATTTTTCAAACAGATCCATGGAATACACGCCTTTCAAGGAAAATGAACTCGCAATAGTTTTCAAATCAACATCGCCCACAAAATTTTGAATCTTTAGTTGTTTTTTAAGTTCGGGCATTGATTCTTCGTTTATAGGAAGACCAAATGCAAGATAAGTACCAATAACCGACCCGACCGAAATGCCATACACGCCATCCGGAAATACCAACTCTTGTTTCTTTGAAAGTTCAAGTAGAGCGCCAATATGCAGGATACCCTTAACNCCTCCACCACCCAAACCCAGCGCGCGGAATGGAAGAGACATTCTTATCCTAGTATAAGTAGAGATGTTGCGTGCTCGTGACGTATGGGATGAACAAGAAGAGCGAAAACAAAATCGTATGGCAGCGATGGTTCCTATAATTACACAAATTCAAGCAAAGATAAGGCAACAAGCCGTTCATAATTCGAATGCTCCGTACATTGTATACGAAGTCCCGACTTATGTTTTTGGGTATCCTCTTTTTCCACTGAAAGAGGCACTGGAATTTTTGGTTGCGGAATTCTCGAAAGCAGGATACTGGGTTTGGGTTGTGGAAGGTAAATATCTAATGTTATCTTGGCTCAAACCTATAAAGTCTCGCGATTTGGGCAAACCCATCCTAACTACAAACTATCGTCCACAAATATACGATCCAACCTCAATCCCATTTCTTTCTAATAACTAATGGAGTGGCACGAAATCGTGGGTGGAACCCTAAATATTGCTATTTTGGCTGTATTCTATACAGTGTTTGGAGCATTCATTTCGTATATACTCTTTCATCTGTTTGATGATTTTGGTAAAGAATGGGAAGGTCGGGGAATTCTTTACCAAACTGCGGATGTTGCTACAGAATTAACATTAGTAGGCGCAGTTGCTTTTTGGACGACGAAGATCATTAAAGAGTATCCTCCAGTGTTTACAATTCAAACATCGTTAGATAGGGAGATTGATGTATACATTTCAGGATTATTCTTCGCGTTTTCTATGTTCATTTTTCTGAATGATTTATCGACCAAGATCAAGTATCTGTACGAAAAGTTTCTCAAAACAGAATTTGTTCGAGTTTTTCCTGAAAATTGGTCAATTATGAAAATGCTATTTGGCTCGCATAAAACGGAAAATAAGAATTCCAGCGAGTGAATACACCAATGGACTGCAAACATTCAATTGTTGTAGACGAAGGTGAGCAAGTATGTCAAAAGTGCGGGGTTATTCTAAGTAAAATTATCGACGAAAGCGCCGAGTGGCGAAACTATGAAAACAAAGGAGATGATCAGTGCCGAACTGGTTTTACAATTTCTGATCTTCTTCCCGAATCATCTTACGGTTCAGTTATGTCGTTCAAGGGCATGCATCCAAATATGAGAGCTGTTCAGCGCCTAAGTTGCTGGTCACTGTCTTCAAATTCTCAGCGATCATGGATGGGTATCTTTGACGCGATTCAATTATCATGTTCGCACGCAGGTCTTCCAAAAGCTATTGTTCAAGAAGCTTGTGCGCTTTACAAAGCACTCGAAGATGCCCAAAAGGTCAGGGGCGAAACGAGGCGATCAATGATGGGCGCCGCAGTCTTCGTTTCCTGTCGCAATCATGATGTTCCGCGATCACATGAAGAAATCGCCAAACTGTTTCAGGTAAATATTCGTGCGCTGTGTAAANCCATAACCCATTTCTCAAATACCGAAAACACAGTTCTGCAAACACAGAATGGGATTGCTGAGCGTCTGTGCGCTTCACTCAACTTGAATGATGATCAGCGTCAAAAAATATTGGATTTGCTGTTGGATATTTCCACCAAATCAGAAGACGAGTTTGAGCATACACCCAAGACCATTGTGGCCGGAGTGGTTGCTCATATTATGGGTTTGAAAACTAAAGCTCAGATGAAATCAGTATCTGAAGCTTCGGGCGTTTCATCGTTAAGTATTCATAAAATTGTTGGGAAACTAGCTTAGTTTACCTGTAGAAGTTTCACATTTAAAGTAATACTATAATTGCGGGTGATAGTCGGTGCGCCAAATTGAGTTGCCGTTACCATAAATGGATACTGACCATTCCCTGCCCCTATTGGAACGAACCTATTTACTGTTTTAAATAATGGTTGAGATGCTTTTGTTAAACAACCCACAAATATACTCTCCTCAAAGATTCTTAGAAGTTCATCTCCAAATTGGAAGTAATCACTATTTCCTGGACTATCGGAAAAAATATAAATCTCTAGACTGCATGATGCGAGGTATATTCCACCAGGACAAGAAAATGTACTTGATGTGAAAATAAGATTTCCTCCTGAGGGAGTAAGTGTACCTGGCGATGGTGTTGCAGTTAATGATATAATTGACGGCATAGATCCTGTAGGTCCCGTAGATCCACTACGTCCTGTAGGACCCGTAGATCCACTACGTCCTGTAGGACCTGTAGATCCAGTAGGTCCACTACGTCCCGTAGGTCCTGTAGATCCACCGCCTCCACCGATAGGACCTCTAGGACCATAAACATTTCCAGTAACATAAATGTTATCGACATTGATCATATCCAGCCGAACATCGTAGCTTCCAAGACTTGACCCTGTAACACCATTCACAATTTTTGGACTAAATACATGTTGAAGAAGGTTTTGGGTATTGTTCCCGGAAAATGGATCATTTCCAGGACTCGCCATATTATTAGTAAGATGGACAAAGAGTTTAATTCCTTTTCACTCCATAGTATTATGGAGCCTCTGTTCGACCCCTCCTCTAAGACTTTGGGTGAGCGTTACACTTTGTTCCCTATTTCGCCGTCGGAGGAGGATTTGTACAAACTTTACAAAAAGGCGGTAGCGTCCTTTTGGACGGCCGAGGAGATTGATTTCAGTAAAGATAAGGAAGATTGGGAGAAGCTCGGGGAGTCGGAGCAGTATTTCATCAAGCAAGTTTTGGCGTTCTTTGCGGGGTCTGATGGAATTGTGCAGGAGAATTTGGCAACGCGTTTCCAAAAAGATATTCAGTCACCAGTAGCCCGTCTGTTTTATGGATTTCAAAATGCCGCCGAAGGAATTCATTCGGAAACTTACTCGCTTCTGATTGATCAGTATGTCAAGGATAAGGAGGAGCAGGCCAAGTATTTCCGCGCGATCGATACAATTCCGTGCATTGCTCGTAAAGCCGATTGGGCTCGTAAGTGGATTGAGTCAACCGAATCATATGCGACTCGTTTGGTAGCGTTTGCGTGCGTTGAGGGAATCTTCTTCAGTGGCTCGTTCTGTGCAATTTACTGGATCAAAAAGCGCGGACTTCTTCCCGGACTCACATTCTCGAATGAACTCATTTCACGAGATGAGGGGCTGCATACTGAGTTTGCGGTAACACTCTACCAAAAGCTCCAAAACAAGCTAACCAAGGATGAGCTCGTCCAAATTATTCGCGAAGCCGTTGGAATCGAGAAGGAATTCATTACGGAAGCTCTACCTTGCTCCCTTGTAGGAATGAATGCTCGCGATATGTCTCAGTACATTGAATTTGTAGCCGACCGACTGGCTCTACAGTTCGGTCTGCCAAAAATATACAAGTCCACAAATCCGTTTGATTTCATGGAGTTGATTTCGTTGGAAGGTAAAACTAATTTCTTTGAGAAGAAGGTTTCTGAATACTCGAAACCTGGCGTTGGAATGAAGAAGGAGGATATGGTGATTCGGCTAGACGAAGAGTTTTAGCAACAGATAATTTATACGGGTATATCTGCCTTAATAGAAGCACTTGCACTGCCCGATGAATTTGTCACGGTAACCGTGACAGCGTATGGTCCCGGCGTGGCTAGTATGTTCGTGATCTTGCATGAACCATACACAACATTTGAGATAGCGCTGGGTACAGGAGTATATGGAGATGCAACAAGTGTGCATGTGACGCTACGAGTGGTCGCACCGGTTTCTGTCCAAGTTATCACTGTAGATTGACCTCCAAATTCTACGGTTGATATCATATTACTAATTGTTGGAGGTACGGACGCCGTCTTCTTACCATTTGCGTTACCAAGAGGCGAATTGATGGGAACAAAGTTGCATGGTGCTACAACTTTATTGGAAAATGATGCTAAAAAATCACGTGGGCGTAACACGCTTGGGACAAACGGCGATAAATGCGTTATCTGTTTANCTCCCGCCGTATTTGTGCGCGAATCAATCGCTGCATACTTTTTGAACTGTGTGAACTGCGAAGCGTCCGGAGTTGGCATTGTTTTAAACACACAATTTATCGGTGCCAGGTTTGGACTTTTCCATTACCCACATAATGCTTAGTCGTATTCGCCTGAGTAGGCAAGAATCTTCCTAAATTTATTGGATCGCGCAATGTAGTTATGAGTGGAAGTGCTAGATGTGGATTGGGCTTAACAGAATATACTGCACTCGACAATTGTGTAGTCAGTTTCTTGTAGCTAGTGAAATCGGACGCAGAGGTCTGTTGCGGCATTACGTTTAAAGACAGAAGCTTTATTCGGCATAAAAGGAAAATGCAACTAACATATGTCGCCGTCGTGCTTCTTGCATCTATGGTTTTTGTTCTATCAGGAATGGTAGGTTACCTATACTGGCAGCAGACGCGCATGCTCCAGCNCCTCCAGTCACTTGCCGCCGTTTTGTCCACCCAGCTTGTTCGCCGTCCCGAACCCGAACCCGAACCCGAACCCGAACCCGAACCCGAACCCGAACCCGAACCCGA